GGGGAACATCTCGTAAACCGTACCGGCGACAAGCTCACCGTCTTTCTCAAGGCCAATCGCAACCGAACGGTCAGCGTGATAGCCGCCGTCCGTGCGCGACATGACCCAATGGCCCACATGGGGGCCGTTTACGATGCGCCAGCCCATCCGAGTTGATACACAACGTCCGTTGATGCCCATTCCAAGGAGACGTTCTTGCTGGCGCTGTTGAAAACCAAGCCGCCGCAGTAACCGATGCCTTGGATACCTACAAAATTGTTGGTGATGATGAGGTCAGCACCCCACACCGCCTGATTCCATAGCCCAACGTCCCACAACCCGTATTGCGTTGCCACAAACGACAGCGCACCGAGGTCGGCGTTGGTCTGGAAGTCCACGTTCATGCCGATGTTGATGGTCGGCTGACCGTTGCTATAAATGGTTGGGCGGGCTCGGGTGAAATACTTGATAACGCCGCGCGTCTCAAAGTAGTTGAACGCTTGTAGCGCCTGTGTGCTGATAGCAACGCCGTCGTCGTTATACCCCGTTGCGCCCGATCCGGTCGTCCAGCACTCTGCAACGTAACCGTCACCGCCGAAATACGGCTTGTCATTTAGCAATGCAAAGCAGTTAGCGTTCCAGCCGGTAAATCGGCACCACGCTTTTGTAATGTTGTTCATCACAAACTGCTCTTGGCCACCCGTGCTAGGCGGCACGTTGACAATCAAAGCGTTGTTAAGCGGGTTGTAAAGCAAACACCAACCGAAGTTGGATTTGTATTGCCGTGCCGCTGCTGCAAATGCGCCTTGAATTTTGTCTGACAGCGCCACTTGCGGGTCTAAACGCGACGATTGCAACGCCGATGCAAACGGAATTAACCCGTCTAGCGTCAAAATCAGCAAATCGCCGCCGTATTTCTGCACACAACGGCGAGAAATAGGCGCACCGATGATCCACACGCCGATCAACGCCCATGTGGAGGCGCTAGAGGGGTCGGTTCCGCGATAAACGATGACTTCGCCCTGATCGGTGACGAAAACAAGGTTGTCATCCACGCCGTAGCCCGCGTCAATTGTCCATGACGCCATCGCGATCAGCGTTCCACCCAGATGCGCGACCGATGACAGGTCAAGAACCTGTGCCGCACCGCCCACAGAGGCGGTTGGCAGATACCACGCCTTGAGCGTGTCTTTCTGGATAAACCACATCCGGTTTTTAAACAGCGTCGGCTGTATCAAACTCGTCGTGGTCACGCCCGTAATGGCAGGGCTAGACGTTCCGTCAATCGCCGTCCAAGTGCTGCCGTCAAACAAGCGCGGCTTATCCACGCCGTTTGCGGCATACAAATACCCACCACCTGCGGTGGTAATGTTGGTGTATTCCCAGCGGCTGTTAGATAAGCCGGTGACCTTTGCAGCACCCACCGGGCCTGCCGAGGTAACGTCATAAATGTTGCCGCCAACAACGGCATACATCTTGTCTACGGTTCCCGCGTTATAAACGAGCAGGCTTTCTACCTGACCCGTCATGCCGGTGGCGTGTTTGGCGTAACCACCGCGCAACGTGACGCTAGAAACGCCGGGGAACAGATTGTTTAGCGTAACGGCGTCAGTTGGGGACATATTGGCGAGCGAATCACGCGCATTCCACCCGCCCACAGGGGCAGGCAACGACGCGACGTTGTTGCTCGTCCGTTGGATCAACCGTCTACGAACGGGAGATGCCATTAGTTGCTTTCCGTGCCGTAGCCGCTGTCAGGGATGTTGTCGTAGCCGATCAACACCGTACCCGGTCGCGGGGCAAACGAGAGGTTAGCGGCAGCCGTGTCTTGCGCCACAGCCGTCTCAAATTCCATCAGGTAATCGCGGTAAAGCGCGGTCGTATCAAAGCCCTTTGCCTCAAAGTACTTGAGCTTGGTGGACAACACCATGAGGCGGTCTGGGTAGATACAGGTGTCGTCGTCAGCGGTAAAGCTGTTCTTCGGTGTGCCGTCTGCCGCCTCTGCCCACGCCTTGCTGCGGTACTCAAAGCCGAGCAACTCGCCGCCGTTCGTACCCGGCCAAATCTGGAAGTACTTGCCGAGCAAACGCCAGCGGATACGCGGGCCGGTGCTAATGTAGCCCGACAGCAGCCATTCCCATTGCTGCGCTGACTCGGGGCCGAGCATCTCCCAACGCTTGCTCTTATCCCAATGGGTGCGATTGACCGTGCTGACGTAATCAGCGGGCAAGCCGTACTTGACCTTTTGGAAGATGACCTGACCGCCAACGACCGTCTCGGTAACCTGATAGTTCAGCGTGACCGACGTAGGGCCGACGGAGGTGATATAGGTGGCGTTGGGAATGCCGACCCCTTGCACCTGATAGGTCGTGTCTAGCCCCGCCGTAGAGGCAAGTCCGGTGATTGTGGCGACACCGTTGACCCAGTTGCCCGTAGCCGTGGTGGCTTCGGTGTAAAAGGTGTGTTGGCGAGTCAGTTCGCGCCAATCAGCACGACGGAGAAGCTCATACCCGCCCGCGTTCATCAGCGCGAGCAACTGCACAACGTCTTGGCTGTTGTTGCCAGCGACGGTGGACGGCGTAGGAATGCCCAATTCCTTGGTGCATTCCTGTATGAGTTCAACCATCGTGCTGCCCATGCTATGCCTCCGTTAGTTCTTTCGGCGGGCGACCACGACGAGGCTTATCCTCCATCAAGGCCGCCATCTGCGCTTGCAACTCGGCTAACTGCCGCTTGGTATCTTCCAGTTCGGCATTGCTGTCTTTACGATTCTTGACGTTCAAATACTGCCGCGCCTTTTCGCGCAGTCCCAGCCCACCCATGCCGACGCGCTGCATCTGGGCGTCAGAGGCGAGGGCAAGTTGCTCCACGGTCAAGAACTTCATAATGGACAGTTCTGCGATCTGGTCTTTGTTCACATCATCAGGGCAATCTTTCTGCCATTGCGACAACGGGGTGCCGATCTGTGCCGCAGCGCCTTCGCTCTGCTGCATCTGGAAATAGAGCCATTGGCGCGGGAACCGTGCTTTATGTTCCTCGCGCATGGGTTGGTCAATCACGTTAGTCTTGTCACCGGGCGCTTGGATACGGCAATACACATTGCCCTTGTTTGGGCCTTCCTCGCGCTCGTAAAACTCAACGTGCAGTTGGGCGTCGGCGTTGTTAATGTCGCTATCTAATGGCATCGTCTTTGCTCCTGTGGGGATTACAGACTCACTTCGTTAACCGTCAGAATCACGGCGGGTATCGCCGGGTAAACTGACGTTGCCGATGCGGAAAGCAGAACCACGTTTGTACTGTCTGCCGTCCACATCAACTCCACATACTGCCCCGCAGTAAGGGACAGCATAAAATTCCATGAGGCAACCAATTCGCTGTCGTTGCCTTTAATGCGTAGTGTACTCGCAGAGTCAGGCACATTGGTGCCGTTGACTCGCGGCCATATCCATACCTGTTGATCGCCGCCCGAAGTGTTATCCACTTGCGCCGAAAACTGAACGTCGTATACGCCTGTGTCGGCTACTACCACACGCGAAGCAGGGCTGCCGATGGACACGCCGTAGGCGGGCGTGATGGTCGTAAATACAACAGCGGTGGCTTCGTTAGCCGATGCAAGGGTTTGCGTCGGAGTGGCTATTAGGCCGCCGTAACGCTTCTTTGGCAGTTGCTTATAACCTTGCAGCGTCACCCATGTCGTGTTGGAGGTTGCCGACAGCAGCACAGAGCCACCGGGCAACAACTCGCTGCTAACCGCACCATTAATCGTACTATTCGTGTCGTAAGGGTAAACGGTCAGCACATCGCTGCCCGAGTTGACGATTTCAATAGTTTCGCCCTGCTCGGTTTGCGGTAACTTCACGCCCGTTCCCGTTGTGACGTTGTTGTAGACGAACGTCAGTTGCGTAGCATCACCCGCCGACGTACCAGCTGCGGTAACACTTACGTTACCATCGCCACAGATAGCAATGGTGGACAGGCCGTTAACGCCCGATCCGAGTACGCGAGAGGGGATAGGCATTAGGCTGCCATCCGTTCGTGGCGCACACGCATGATTTCGGCAATCAGGCCGGGGCCACGCGCATCCACGTTAATGTCGCCCATTACATCAAACAGTTTCTGGAATTCGTTGGCCTGCTGGGCCATTGCCATGTTGCAGTTGAACTTCTTGCCGGTCGGGCCGCCTACCCATACGTCAATCGCAGGGCCGGTGTGTTCGCCGGTAAAACGCTTTAAGCCATCTGCCCGATTGCAACTGTCGTAACCGTACAGCACGAAGTTGCGGAACCCGAGCAGATAGCCAATGTTGATGGCACGAAGTCCCGATGTCGTCCCGCCACCCACGGCGAGCTTGTTCGGGCCAATCGCCTGCATCTCGGGGCCGTCTGCCCATGAGTGCCACAGCCATACGTTTTTGCCCTTGAGATAGTCAAAGGTGACGGGAGGGCAGCGTGAGGCAACGAGGTATACGGTACGGTCGTTGGCCTTCTGGATGCCGCTAGTACGGTCACGCGGGTCAAGGTTGACCCACATATCAGGCTGGATACCGTTCTCGCACAGGAAGTCATGCGCTGCCTTGATCGCCACGATGGGACGACCGGCTTTGCGGTGCGCTCTGATTTCCTCTACGAAATCGGGCATAGACCACCCACTCGCCACGCACACGAATGTTCCATCGTGCTTAATGGGAGTCCC